CGGTTCTCGTCGTAGGCAAATTCCTTCTTCAGGATCGCCTCACGGAGCAGCTTGGTGGGCGGATGCAGCACCGATGAGTGCTGCTTCACTTCCACGCATTCCATGCCAGCGGCCTCCAGTTTCTGCACGGTCGAGATGGCGTTATAACGGTCATAGCCGATCTGCATGACCTCCACGCCGTACTTCTCGGCCATGCCCAGGATCCACCGCTCCACGAAGCCGTAGTCGATGACCTCCTCACCCTCGGCAAAGCAGTTGCCGGAGGCAATCAGCTTCTTGTAGTCCACATTCTCTTTCTTGGATTTGACCTCGATGCGGTCTTTCGGCAGGATACCCCACACCTTAGCGTGGATCACCCCGTCCGCCTCTGTCACCATGGCCACGGACGTGTTGTCGTCCGTCTGGGACAGGTCGAAGCCTACCCAAACACGGCGGCCCCGCCAGAAGGCCAGATCCTCAGTGATCCGGCAGCGCTTGACCTTCTGCACGTCCACATAGCCCTCGACGCCCAGGCCCTTGTACATGATGTTGCAGTGCTTACAGAGGAAGTTCTCCCGCTTGTTTTCGTAGAGAATGGCCATGGCCCGGAGATCCTTGATCGACTCAAAGACCTCTTTGTTGTTCACCGCAACAGGGTTTGCCTGGTAGATGACCAGGTCATCGGTCTCCCACTTTTTCCGGAGCGCGTCATCTGGCTCATAGAGCAGCGCGAAGACGTTCTCTTTGTCCAGCACCTCATCCAGAACTTTTTTCGCAATGTCGATCTCATCGATCATCACGTTATTGTCGTTGGGGTACTGCGTGGAAATGATAATGCCCAGCTTGTTGACGAGGGTGATCTGAGAAGATCGCATGGCCTCCACCGGATAGCTGTCCAGCGCGCCGGCCTCGTCCGCCAAGAAGACATTTGCCAGACGGCCGTCCATGCCGTCGTTGGAATATGCGAGGGGTGTGTATTCGATCTCGTTGATCAGGCAGGTGATCAGATCCCTGTTGATCTTGAAATACTTCGTCAGTGCCGGCGAGACCTTGATGATCTTGCGCACGGCCAGCCGCAGCTCCGAGGACAGCTTGAAGTCCGGCGCCACAGAGAAGAAACGGGAGAAGCGGGGCTCCGTCAGCATCCCCAGAATGAAGATGATTGCGGAGTTGAAGGTCTTGAAGTTCTTTCGGGCGATCTCAAGAATAGCGGTCTGATAGAAGCGCCGGTCGTCCTCACGCCGCCGCGTACAGAATACGGCCACGATCAGGAACCAGGCATAATCTTCAAGGCCGTCATACATGGAGCAGTGGAGATCCGGGTGCACCATCAGCTTTAGAAGTTTGCAGATCTTCCGATAGGCCTTTTCACTGATGTAGGCTTCCTTATGCTTTCCGTCCGCGATCTTCAGCCACTTTTTCGCCTGGAGCTTTACATACTTACCGACCTTCCGATTGCTGCGCTGCGTACACCACTTGGCATACTGATAGGCGCGGCTCTGGTCAATCATCGTCGCTCAGGGCCGCCAGCAGCGGGTCCTTTTCCTTCTTCTGTTTCTGCGCGGCCAGAGAGCCGATCTTGGCCCTGGCCTGGGGCGAGAGGCACAGTTCATTACAGCCTCGCCATAGGTCGCTCTGATATTTCGCACGGGCATTCTGCAAGCCGGTGTGCATCACGAGTCCCGGATCAGCGTCGATCAGGCCGTTGATATAGCGCAGGCGGTCAATGGCCACGGCCGTACTCTCCAGAGCGAAGACGTCAAGCTGGCCGAGGATGTCGCTTGCTACCAGACCGCTCACGATAAATTGAAAAATCTCGCGCTGTCCATCCGTCAGATCTGCCGGCGGCTCGGGTGGAACGTTCTCGCCTCGCAGCTTGTCCTCCACGTCCTGACGGACTGCTTCGACATCGCTGGCGATCGCGCCAGTCTTCACGCGAACCGACTTACTCGGTCTTGCCACTTTCCACCCTCCTCTCGTCTCGCGGGCAATTTCCCATTTCTAAACTTCATCCTGTTCAGGGGGCTGCTGTTGGTCTTGACACGGATCCACCGAGATATCTCAATCCCACCGGGGGGATGCCTCCGCAAGTTCGTGGAGGTAGTCTCTCGGGATCTCCCCGTCATCAGCCATGCGATGATGCCTGCTGCAGCAGGTCAGAAGGTTACTATCATCAAGCCGCAGGTCGAATCTCTCTTCCAGCGGTTCAATGTGATGCACCGACAACTCCTGATCCAGCCCTGGCACTCCGAAGACACCGTAGCTTCCCTCATTGCAAACTCTGCAAAGATGAAAGTCACGCCGTACGATCTGTTCCCGCTTTTTCTGCCAGGTATACGTCTTGCGGAATCCAGACGTCTTACTGTTGCGGTGCTTCGCCTGCTTCGGCTTCTTAGGGCAGATGTATCCTCTCGGATGAATCCGGCCACAATACGGGCATGATCTCAGCATCGCTGCATTCCTTTCGTAAACAATGAAAAAGGCCGAGAAGCTCTTCTCCAAGAGAGCTCCTCGGCCACCCACCGCATCCATCTGTCATTTCGCAGTGAGTCGTGAAGAAAAAACGCTCCCCCCATACTCAGCATAACATGGGTTTGGAGGGCAATAATGTACAGAGAGTCCCACCCCTAAAAAATTATTTTCGCCCGACAAGTTCGTCAATAGAGGTGTCAAAAAGGTCTGCCAGCATGATGAGCACGTCTATCGTAGGGAATCTTTCGCCCCTTTCATACTTAGCAATCGTGCTCTGACTTATACCGCACAGATCTGCCAGCCTCTGCCGTGAGAGATGACGCCGCTCCCTCATTGACTGTAGCTTCCGCGGAAAGCACTTTTCCTGGCTGGTCATTGTCAGACTCCTTTAGCTTTGAGACCTCACGATTCAGTTCTGTGATAGCCCTTTTTATACGGACCTGATTGCGGATCCATAGTAGTGCGGCAATGACCCACAATACTGCCGCCGAGTACTGCATAGCTTCAAGCACCATTTCTTTTCCTCTCCTCAAAAGTTTTATAATTACTGAATTACGGAACGCCATTTTACCGTAGGTGTCTATAGCTTGGGTAAAAAACTTGCACGCGCAAGCAGAAAAAACGTAGCGTTCCCAACGGTTTGAGAGTTGTCAACGAGTATCCCCTTTTTGCATCTCAAAAAAACTCTAAAATCGGACATGTTCAAACACTCGAAAAAGTTACTTTTCTCTCTTCCTGTGGGACGTCAAAATTCTCGTGCGCCGTTGCCGGTGCACTCAAATTTTGACGCCCATCTGCTGGGTTGGCATAGTAGTCAGACCATGCATAAAAAATACCGGTTTTACGTTCCGCAAAGCTTTGCCAATACCGGCTTTACACCCAACAGGTCATGTAACACATTGCAGGGCCAAAATTAGGCTGTTTCGGGCTCGCATCTGTTGGGTTTCAATCAATTTAATCGAAGTACTCCAACCTCGTTGCAGATGACGGTGGCGTTTGTAGCGAACGTACACGCCTCTATATAGCCGCCAATGCTAGCCTGTAGTTCCTCAAGGGTATTGGGTATATCCCGGACCTCCGGCTTGCCGCCGAGCACTTTGTAGATTACTCGCATTTCATTTTTTCCTTTACACGTTTCAAAAAAAGAATTATAATTATTAGAACAAAAAACGAGGAGGTATTACCATGGATGAATTGATGCAGTGCCCTGTTTGCGGCAAAATGTTCCCTGCGTCTGAGTATGAAACACTTGATAATGGGAATCCCGCCTGCCCCAAATGCGTCAGAGAAGAGCAGAAAGAACTCGAAGCACGCAGCAAGCAAAAGTAACTATGTCTCTTGGCTTGATACCTCGCCTTGTGCGGGGTATCTTTTTTATGAGCGCTCTCGCGGTGCTAACTTCTACCGCCTCGCGAGCCTCACGCTGCCGTGCCAGTACGTCTGCATAGCTTTGATGCGGCGCTGTTGACGATTCATCGCATTGCACCTTACTTCTTCCGCTTACGCGACTTCACAAACGACTTTCCGCAGGTCTGGTACTGGTTGATGCCCGGCCGATATTCGACGGCTACCGGTGCACCACAGACCACACAAGCAAGGTCGAAGCCCCATTCGGTCACGTTCGTCATATACCGCGCTCTTTTTCCACACTCACAGTTTGCATATACTGGAGTCAGGTTGTTTGTAAGATCTGTGTCCGTGCCGCAGTCATAGCAGTGGTACACACTCATAGGCTTCTTCGCACAAAAGGTCTTAGTGGCGCCGCACCCAGAACATTTAAGATGCAGAAAGCCGCCATACTTCTCTGGCACGGTCTCGTGTTGAATCGGAGGCTCTGATACTGGTATCGGCTCTGCTGGAGGATTCTCAGCCAGCTCAACTGTGTCTTCAGTTCCCGGTCGTTCCGGTGTCTTCAGTTCCTCCACGAACGCCTTAATACGAATCTGAAGCTCGGCTGCACAGGGCTGACAGAGATCGAATCCCGCACAAACCTTAAGCTCGTCCGGATCAATCGCCGTGCTGCAGCGATCACAATAGGTTACTTCAACAGTTTTTTTCATGCTTTTTTCCTCTCGTCATTTCTTCTTTCCGTCGTGCTGTCTTGCTGATCACATCACAGACAAGTAGGCTTGCAACGGTCAGATCCTTATCTACCTTTACAAATCCACTCTTGTTCAGCCGTGCCATCTGAGCATCAGTGATGAGCAACAGGTTATCCAACGAGATATTAGTCTTATCTCCATCCGCAAAAATCAGTTTGTGGCCCTTTGGAACGGGGCCATTCT